TCATCGAACACTGTATCCAAGTTCCAATCTTCCCTTATACCTTCAAGAGCTTCAACTAGTTGTAATCCGTCTAAACCTAATACTCCTATATCATGATGACCTGTTTTTGCTAGTTCTAAGACTTGACTTACTGTCATCTGTGTTAATGGCATTTCAGTTTCTATTGGACCTTCACCACCTTCAGCTCTTATATAATTATAGTCAGGGTTTTCTTGAGAATCAATATTAAATGTTTCTGCGAATTCTGTATTTTTAAGAAGTAATCTAAGTGTAGTAGATGGATTATTTTGATTAATTAATCTCTGATCTTCAGGTGATAATTTATTAACTACCTCTTCTAAATCAGTTCTTTTAGCTTTACCACCGGACAGTTCCCACCGTTTATCCATTACCTGTTTCCAATTCATACCAGGTATAATTTCAGCTATCTGTACATAATAAGGTACAGGTGGTCCGCCATATTCATAGAAAGACTCAGCTTGTTTTAAAGCAGCTTCCTCTCCAGGCATTGGTGTATTTTTAGATAATATAGTCCGATCTTTCTTTAATGCAACTTTGGTTTTCTTTAAATCTGTAGCAGCACTATCATCCCATGCTTCAGGTTTGAATACTCCGAGCGTTTTATCAGCTGCTGACTTAGCTTTATCTTCTCTTATAGCTCTTTTAACTGCTTCCCTACCTTTACCTTCAGCTGTACTTGTAGATTGATTTGCATCTATAGCATCTGAATATGCATCATTGTATATATCTATAAGGTTATCATAGGTATTAGACCAACGTTCAGAACCTATATCAAATCTTCCTATAGTTTCATTGGTATATGCATTAGTGTTTTGTTTAACAAATTCATCTCTTCTATCAGTATCCATACCTTGACTTTCTATGTAATCAAGGATTTTATCTGCAGCTTCAAAGTCATCAGGATCTGTTATACCAGCACGTAATCCTTGTGCTGTTTTATAATTTCTACCTCCAGTCATCATGTAATGCTTTAAATCTGTCAAAGCAGCTGCGCTATCTTGATCTTGAGCTGTTTCGATTTTTGTAAAGTCGTCTGGTAACGGAGTGAAACTACCAAATTTATCTCTATGTAATTTACGGTATTCTTGTAAATCTTTGACAGTTATAGGTCTTTTTCCTATCTTCTCTTTCCATCCAAAAAATGTACTCCTAACTTCATTATCTATATCTGTCTCTTTATTATCAAGAACTTCCTTTTTTTGTTTACGTAATGCTGCTTCTATTTGTCTAGCTGCTGCTGGATTTAATTCTGAAAATGTTTTACTTGATTTTTTATCCTGAGCTGGGTGCATATTCCAAGGAATTTTCCAGTTTAATATTGCTTCTGCCTCAGTCTCACCAATCAAACCTTCTTCAAGTAATACTGATGTTCTTTCAGCCATTTCTATAGTAGCTGCACGTCCATCAAAACCATTGGCTGTAGGATACTTACCTGATACTACTATTAATTCTTTTCTAAATTCTTCTACTGGATCTCTAGTTAAGTTTTCTGCTAAATCATGTTTCTCTTCAATAGCTTCTCTAGTTTTATATGTTTCCTCAGCTACTCTAAGCCTTGCAGTTCGCATTACTTCATCTTGTTTTCTAAAACCTGGAAGTACAATCTGTCTTAACAGTAGTTTATTATCACTGAGTTCAAGAGCTTTAATCCATGCTAATTCACGTATACTTCTTAAACCAAGTTCCCAGTTTTCTGGATCACCTTGTGCTTGATTAAGTGTATACCATCGACCATCAATACCTTTAAATTCATGTTGTGAAGCTGCTTGTTTAAAGAATCCTGGGTATTCATTAATGAATTGTGTTAATACACTTCTATCAGTACCATGATATTTAGCAGATTTTTTTACTAATTCCTTATCACTTGGATCTGGTTTAAGTCCAAGACGCTCTGCTTCAGCTATAGTTGCATTTGCATCTCTCTTTTTTACAGCTTCTTGTTCTTGAAGTAACCCATTCAATCCGAATATATAAGCATTTTCCTTTCTTCTAGTTTCAGTACCTTCAGTAGTAAGCTCTATATAATCTTCATCAAGTTGCTTCGCTTGTTTACGTTTTTCATTCCAAAGATAAAGAGCAGAACCTTGTCTAGGTAGTAATTCCCATAATGCTTTATTCCTTGATTCTGCCATTCTATCGAAGTTCTTAGCTTGAGAGATTAATTCATTACCCCAAACAGCCATAGAAGCTTGGTAATCACTCATGCTCTTCTGTAATCCAACAGTCTGATCTGCTGGTAGATTAAGGTAGTTAGTTTTACTCTTTTTCTCTTCGTGAAGGATGGGTTTCATTGCTGAATTAGTCATGTTAATTACCTCTCATTATGCTAATAAATCCCATTTACCACCTGCTCCAGTACCACCTAAACCGATTAATTTAAGACTAGCAAAACCTGTAAAAGGTGCGGCGGCGACAGCACCGATAGTTTTAATCTTATTAAATGTACCCGCGATATCAGCTTCTCTTTTAGGCATTGGTATCCTAGGAGGTTTGATAGGTCTCATGCCTCTAGAAGCTAAAAGCTTATCTCTATTAGATGCAAGTGTTCTATTAGCAGCAGTCTCTGCATTCTGCATACCAAGACCAAAAGTTTGATCTACAGAATACTCGATTTGTCGGTTCTGAGCTGCCATAGCTAAGAATGCATTACGGCTAGCTGTTCTAGATTTATTCAGTGCATCTTTACCAGCACTGTATCTACCTTTTTGTTGTTGGTATTTGGCGTAACCTATAGCTTTACTGAGTCTAGCATTACCTGCAAATTCCAGTGCTTTAGCTTGAGCATCGCCTATATCTCTACTATATCCAACTACTGCAGCATCATTACCTTTCTTAAACTGAGCTCCTTTACTATAATGTAAGGCTGCACTATTTAGAAATTTCTGATCCTGTAGCATCTGAGTGTAACCTGCTTGCTTTTGAGCAGCTAGGTTTTTATTTCCTGCACACACGGCAAAATTCTATAAAGGACAATTGGTTAGGGCCGAAAGAAATTTTTCTTAAAAATCTAAAGCCCAAGAATTTGAGTAAGCGTAAATGAATTTTATTACGTTCATCTACAACATTCCATAATAATGGCTCTGTTCTACTCTCAACAAAACCTTTAGCTCCTTTTACAAAGGCTATTGGATAATCATATATAACAGGAGTACATAGCATCCATATACATCCATCTTCACCTACTCCAGCCATCCCGGCAGTCTTGCCGTTAGGCATTGTAAAATATACTGAATTCCCTTCTGAAGCTTCTGCGGCAAGGTATGTAGTTACATCATAACCATGACCTTCTTCAACTTCTCTGCGGTCAGCAGGTAGTAGATTAGAGGCTACTTCAATAGCAGCCTCCAATGTGATTGGGCGGATTTCTACTTTAGGCACGTCTATAATATTTTTGTGAGTAATCACCTTCCCAAGAAACTGAATGTAATACAGCGGGTGCAGGGTGAGTGGACTTGAGGGAAATATTTACATTTTCATTTCTTTCATATACAGGTATAGTTCTTATCTCTTCAGAAATATAAGGTGCATCAGAAGCTTCGTAATCATCAGCAAAAGTTGATTCATATACTTCTGTGTAAGGATCTTTACCTACTCTAGTTAGTGTAGTTTCATATAAACCAACCTTACCAAAGTTTAGTTTCAGTCTATGTACAATCAAGGAACTATTAACATCTGATGCTACATTTCTACCTTGTTGTTGTGTGACATATACTCTAGGGAAATCGACTTGATAATCATATAGATACCCTATGTATACAGTTACACCAGACCAATCTCCAGGTACAGTAAAGTCATCAGTATTGGTAACAGTACATTCTGCATATCTACCTACTCTAGTATTACCACTATTTGTATCGACAATAACTAAATTCGTACTACCATTAGTGATGTCATCAATCCAGTCAGTTTGGTTTGCAAATGTAGTTAGATTTGTAGTAGATGAATATGTGCCGTTTGCAACAGTAGTCCAGTTATCTAGATGTATTAAATAGTTAATACTATCCTGATCAATACTAGGTTCTGAATCAGCTTGTATGATATTTACTTTCTGTAAGAAATTATTAGAATCTAAGAAGAAGTAATCATCATCAATTATAAAGTGATATAATAAATTATTTTTGAACTTCCATTTAAACCAAGCGGATTGTTCTCTTGAATCACCGTTCTGGAAATACTTATATCCTATTACATCAGAGCTATTGTATTTACCAAAAAGTATAAGAGAATTTTCTCTGGAATTAGTTATCAGATCAATATCTTTAGTTAATAAAGTAGGTACTTGTTTACTTGTTTCTCCTATCAAAGGTGGGTTCTCTCTGCCAACATTTATCATTTCATTGAAACGACTGTATTTACCAGAGTTATCTACAAAACCTACAGAGACACCTGTTGATATTGGAGGCATCTTTATATTATAATTGTACGAGGAGATAGGTTTTAATTTAGCAGTTTCTGGTGTAAACATCTCAGCATCAGCTGAAAGCATGAACTGTTGATTAGAACTGAAGACAAGTAAACCAGCTGTTATTTCTATACCATCATATAAATCTGAAGGGAAGGTAGAACTACTTGTTATATCTATAGGATCAGTAGCACTAACAGTTAATGCAGTCTCAGCCCAGAAATTATTTAATTTACCAGCTCTAGAACATATAACATTAGTACTAGCTAAGAAGGTTAATCTATTTCTAAAGAATAAAACTCTATTAATCTTTTTACCTACAAAGGTAGGTATTAAATTAGTTTCATCATCACCTACTTCTCTATCAGCCCAAGTATATTTCTTAACTAAGAACTTACCATTAGCTTGCCTCTGTAATATATGAGGCATAGTGGTAGCGTCAAGGCTTTTTGTGATACCAGGTTCTGCACATTCAACCCATTTACCAGGACCATCTCTATCATTTTCTCCTTCAAATTTCATCCAAAGATCGTCTTTAGCATCCTCCTTACTATTAGTTACTCTAACAATATAACCGTGCTTACATTGTAAAGGTAGATCTTGAAGTCCATCTGTATTTTTCTGGATGACTCTCATTAAATCTTGGTTAACTATCTCTACATTAAATTCACTAGCACATGATAAATAAAGACCATTACCTATTACAGAAGTACTTAAAGCATTACCACTAATACTGATACCACTTAGTTCAGCTTGTATACCACCTAATATAGTATCAGGTGTTACTGCAGTATCTCCATCAAATGGTGTAGGCTCAGGTCTTACTGCTTTTATATTAGCTTTAACACTAACTGATTCTACTTTCTCTACTTTTACAGTATATGTAGGAGCTGAATCGCTATTTCCAGTTCCAGCTCCTCCATCAGCACTATCCATCTGTGCTGTTACTTCATCATTTACAACCCAATGTTCTCCACCATGTAGGATTCGTAAGTTTTTATTATAAGCACAGCAGTACCCGCCACCATCAACACCACTATCATCAGCGTTAGCGTTTTCATGTACGCCAGCCTGACCTAGAGTAGTGATCCTGAAAATAAGATTCTTTCTAGATCCAGAGCCATCCTTTTTAAATACTTGAGTACCAATACCTCTACATCTTCCAGTACCACCATCAGTATTTAAATCATCATTACTGATTTTAGCTCTTGTAACTTGTGTTATAGCTGTAGTAGTATCATTATTAAATACATTCAATGAATACTGCCTACCGTTTTCTGTTCTTTTTAATTCAATAAAAGCATAGTGAGTATGAGGAGCTGCAGCTGTAGTACCTGTAGTAGCTACAGTTTTAGTTCTATTGTTTAAAAAGGTAGTATCATTAATAGTTAAAGCTTGGATATCTTCTGTAGCTGTAGCACTACTAGGTGTTAAGTATGATGTAATAGAAGTATGATCTGAGTCACCACCACTATATGCTTGACCTGCTGTATCATACTCTACATCTACCTCTGTACCATCGGAGCATTTCCAAACTCTAACCTTACCATCAGATGCTACTTGTCCTATATAAGCTCCTTCTGATTCATCTCTATAGTAATGAAACCATGAACCATTAGATTGTACATTAGGTAATTTAACACTACCTACTCTTGAAGCACCCGGTCTTTTATATAAACCTTGGGTTACATCTGGTATACCATTAATAATATTCTTAACTTGTCCTGGTCTTTTTAATTGATCAGGCTGCTCAGATATACCACCCATATAGCTTGGGATTGTTTGTGTAATTCCTGCCATATATTATCTCCTTAAAGTAGTCCAAGGTTGATAAGTTCTATGGATACTATCCTCAGGAAATCCGAACATTGTATAATTACCTTGATTACATTCGTACTCTAAGCATGTAGATCTAGCTAGTAACTCCTGGTTTCCTAATAATCTTGCTAGCTGTGGGTTACCTACAAGCTGTGTTGCTGCTCTAGTAGCAGCTTTATATATTATATACCTTTTAAAAGGTTCAGGTATATCTACATATTTAAATAGTTTTACAACATCAAGATCTATCTCGTCATCCCATTCATCAGTATGATCATACTTATCATATAAATATGTTACATTATTAGTTGAATCTGTCTTCTTGATAACATCATAAGTTCTAGTTCTCCAACCATCAGGTACATCTATTTTTAATATATCAGAACCTATTTCTATTCTCTTGGTTGTTGCGTCTGGTGTATATTTTACATGTTTCTCTGTATTAAAATGCCATCCTTCATTTTGTACATCTACATTAGCATCTCTCAGTAAGTTGTAGATAAAGCTAATTTCTGGATTCTCAAATACTAAAGAAGTTACTGGTGACTGACCAATAGCTCCCAAGATTGCATTTACAGCGGAGAGTTCGGTCTCGGTATCAGTTGTCGTGGAAGCCATAAAATTTTATGAATAAAAAAAAGGGGACCGTGAGAAGTCCCCTGTATGTTGGTTAAAAATATAAGCTTAAGTGAAGCTTGCGTTAGAAACAGCAGTGTTGTTCCAGTTGCTAGATACATCGATTCCAGCTACGAGTTCAACAGCAGCAGCAGGGTTAAGGAAGTCAGCACCCATAGCCAAGCGTCCTAGAATGACATCTCCCTGGTAAACCACGGATACATCACCTGAAGTTACTTGTACTTGAGGTCCGATTGCTTCAACCACACCAGCAGCTTC